TTTTTTTTTTTGTGTATCCATAGCAAAGCAGAACTGTCTTAAGTTAGTAACTATGCGTAGCTAAATCACGTGTTGGCTCTTCCATTGTTGGCTCGTCAAAGCGATCTTTAAATCACTCCAACTCCGTGTTAGATAGTTAAAACATAGCGTTCACCTCGGATCTGCAATATGGTGATTTCCTTCTTATACTGAAATTACCACTGGACTACCGTTGTGTATAAGACCAGGCCCAAAATAACTAGGATCCAAAGGAGGAAGCCTAGGGGCCGCATATCACTAAGTAGCCAGTGCAAGATGTTATCATGAATAAACCTAGCCTGATCATACCACCATTCAAGGAACCCGGGACTAGCCATGTCACAAAAGGCTGGGAAGCAGAATGCAAAGAACAATAGCAGCACAAACCATGTATCAGCTGGCAAAATACCTGTGGTTACCCACACGTACCACCATTGATATAGGAAGATATAGCATGCAGTGCACAGCAACCAAATTTGTGTGATCCACAGATCAAAATTGATTTCTGGAAACATTTTAGTGATAGCAATTAGCAATTACTACAAACTTCAGCTGAAATAGCTCGAAATCAAAAGATTTCGTCAAGTTTAAGCCGTACTATCATCTGAAATGGTTTTGTTCATTATCTCCACCTTCATGCCGTCAAAGTAATTGGGATTAATCTTTGGAGGCACGAAGGCATCTGCTTTAGGGTTCAATTTAGGAGGTAGAGCAGGAGGTTCTGGTGCAGCAGCAGCAGCAGCAGAAGCACCTGGCTGGTCGCCTGATTCAGATTCGTTGTCGCCATTGGCGTACGCACCAACCTGAGGCAGGAATGTCTGGAGTGCTGCCATGGTTTTGGGCACTCTCATTTGGTAGTTGTACTGGATGACGATATCATCACCATCCTCAACTGTAATCACCTCGCTGCCAAAAAGCAGTGCAGCAGGTGTTGGTGTTAGCTCAGCCCAAGAGGGGAAGTGCTTAGCTTTGACGCCGTTCTTGATGGCATCTTCATCACCAAAATTCTGGTAAACAGAACGTGGTCCGAAGCACTGTGTAACATTGAAGCTAGGATCGGGGTTGCGTTTCCACATCACCTTACCTAGTTGGTCCTTTTTGGACTGAGCTGGAGCAGGAGAACTTGCTCTGGATTCTGATTTTTTATTATTATTAGCACTCTCCTTCTTAGGTGCCTTCTCAGTTTCTCTTGTAAGGCCAGCTTTTTCAAGGGCCAAGACAATAGCGGCAGCGAGGTCAGCAGTGCCATTACCTGCAGCACCAGTTCCCTGGCGTTGTTGGTTATTATTACGCTGCTGTCCGCGGTTGCGTGAGCTATTACGAGACTGAGATTTTCCTCTGTTGTTGGAATTGTCACGAGAGTTCGTGTTGTTTCTCCCCTTTGAGTTGTTCCGACTGTTCGCACCATTGCCTGGACCTCTGCTCTGGCTACGCGAGTTTCCCCGCGAGTTTGGTGCAGAGGACTTGTCAACGATTTCAATGTCAGAAGGCAGCTCCGAGTCAAATTTTGGAGTGATGACACTTCTAGCCTTAGATCTGGTTCCAAGGTTAGTCGGGTTAAGGTCAGCATTCGCCTTGCTAACCCACACCACACCTGGGATGCGCTCTCTAAACTTGGCATCAGCGTGAGGGCCGGTACCAAGAAAGTAGAAGTGCCAGTAAGAAGGTTTCTCAACCCTCTCACCTCGCTGCATCCTCCATCTGGGCTGTTCATTCCAGTATCCAACTTGTTGTTTGGCATTGCCTTTTCCTGTTGGAACTGCATTTTTGGGGAGGACATTCCAAAATTTCTTATCAGAGGACACCGTAAGTGGTGCAAAGAAAGAGAGTGGAGTTCTGCCAGTGCGACCAGAGGCCTCAAATTTGACAGAGCTCATTGTTTAGTTTAAGCTATATGAAGTAATTTTTCGCTTTCTGTCATTTGTCCTGTACCGGTTGAATGAGCAGCGTAGTCACCATAGCCCGACCGTACAAAGAACAGCCATCCCGTCTGGGTCCTTTCATTCACGGCTTTGCCTACTCTGTGGAACACAATGGTAGTTGTAGCTTTAGCTACAGTGACATATTGCGGTAGCGCTTCAATGCGCACACCTGTTGCAACTTTTATGCCGTCGACCAAAAGTGTACCACTCAGGACTGTGAATGTAATGCCCTGCGGGGCTTGGATCACTGGAATGGAATAGGTTGTTCCATAGACAGAGAAAACGATAATTGAATCAGTTTCCGGGTTAAAGGCCCAGAAGCTCCTGGTACGCCTGTAAAGGCGGAAACTGTTCACAAAATACATAATCCAGAGTACTAATGTGACAACAAGCATAAAAATGCTGATGCCAAAATACGCCCAGTTAACATTAAAGTCAGCCCAAGCATTAGTTATGGACAATGCTATAACACAAGGCCATAGCAGCCACAACATTGCCATCTTAAGCCCGTAAAGGAGCTTGCTGTACTTAAAATTGCCATACTGGAGCAGCGCTATCAACAGAGTTAATAGGATGTTCCAGGCAAAACTCCAATTTCTAAGATGTTCAATAACGTCCGCGACGGGGACAGTACTATTGTCGCTCATCGTTTTAGTTTAAACATGATAGATAGGAGGTAAGGGCGCAATTTGCATGTAATCTTTGTACCATTGGTAAGCACTATAAATAGGTGAATATACTGTGCGATTAGCAAACTGGTGACAAGCTATGCACAGCTGAATCAACTTTAATATAGTGATACAAATTAATAGTACAAATATAAGTATCAAGAGCCAAATGATGCCATTAACAATGACACCATTGTCCTCAATAAGTTTTAGCAACATGTTACAGCTCAATGACTGTTTCGTCAAGTTGAGTTGTAGTAACAATGTTGCAAACACTAACAACGGGTTGGCTCGTAAAAAGATATAAATAAGAACCATCACATAATTCAATCTGGCGTGAAAACAATAAATCATACTCTAAGCTACCACGAATACACACATCAAGTGTGCTCGTGTCAACAAAAGGTACGAAATTGTAGCCAAGATCCATGTAATGGTGTCCTCCTGTAAATACCATAAAGTGCCTAAGCTTATTATTTACAAAACATGCTTTGCCGAAGGAAAAACAAAGCACGGAATCATTAAATAGTAGAAAATCTACTGTCTTATACTTCAGAGAATAATAGAGCAGATAGCACAGTCTAATGACAAGCACTAGTGCTATAATACTAGCGTCAACATATGCTTGGCAGTACACTAATAGAGGCACATAAACAACAAGAAGCACAAATTTGCACAAAAGGCAAACTAATTGCGTCCTGTATGTGTGTGCTCTATACACAGCAAAGAAATATATGAAAACGCTAATCAACAAAAAGCCTATAACGCTGTTATTAGAATGGACAATAATAGGTTGTAAACTTTGTGGTACAGCAACTTTAGGTGTCACTGTCTTAGGAGCAAAATCCCAATACCACAGAAAACCTAGCGGGTCCATCATTGCACGTGGACTTTTTCTATAGCTTCGTACCGCTGAAGTTTAGTTCCACGTATATCACAGCAGGCGCCGCAAGAACTGGCCATACAGCTAAAAATGCCACAACATCCAGTTGAACAACAACAGAACAGCATCAAACAGGTGAAAAGTATCAAAACTAGCACAATGATGAGCCAAACCCACCAAGGCCACTTGATATACGTTTCAACTCTGTTAAGCCATTCAAGGTCAACAAGTGTAGCATTAATATTAGCAATAAGCTCCTTTAACTCTAAAGTAGTATTCTTAAGTGACTCGGACCTAGCCGTTAAATCTGCTATCTCACCAGTCAAGTTGAGGTATGTAGCATTGAAAATGTCGAGGTCAAACTCAGGTGTAGTCCTGTTAGGGAGTTTACTAAGTATGTCCTCGACAGTGCTATTAACATCAATATAATCTGGTATCACAGTAGGCAGTTCATCACGAGTCACATTCAAATATACAACATCACAGCCTGTAATTTGCACAAAGTCAGATGTCTGTGGAACACGTGGTTCAAACATCTTCCTAGCAGTAATGAGGTACTGACCATTCTTCTCAAAGAGTACATTACCTGTGTCTCTGAGGACATAGCCATTACCTTCAACACAAAGCCCTGAAAATGCTGCCACTTCCATATAAGCAGTAGGGAGTAAAACTGAATGGAAAAACATCATTCCATCAGGAGCGGCATTAACAACGGAAAACACATGTGTACCGTTGCCGCAAAAACCGTAACGGAATGACTGAGATTTAACGCATTCATTAATTTTATCCTGTGCTAACTGCCTAGAAGCTCTGACATCCGTGTACTTAGTCAACTGTTGGGCCACAAAAGCATTCAGCGCAGCTAAACGGCCTGTGATAAGTCTGTCAACCTGCAAGTCAGCCTCGACTCTGTCAAGGCGGTTATAAAGATCTTCTATAGAAGATGAAATAGCCTGAAAGTTAGAAGCCAACTGCTTTGTAAGTTGAGAGAGAGCCAAACCTTGATCATTGACCACGGTCTGCACCTTATCTAATGCCTGTGCCACAGTTGAAATGGCATGTGATGTTTGCTCTATGGCGTCGTTAACACGACCAAAAGCTTCAGTAATGTTACCCATAGCAGCATTAAAGGAGTTCGCAAGCTGCTGCTGGTTACGCTGTAGAACATCAGTTTGCAAAGCTAAATAATTCAGTCTGGACTGAACTGCTATGGAAAATGGTACGGCAGCACCTGCTGTGACACCGCCAAATACCATAGCACCTGTAAGAGCAGCGGAATACTGAGCCAGCAAAGATTGGTCTACAACACCAGGCAGTACCATAATTCCATTATAGTATTGCACGCAACCTACTTCCGCTACGGTATTAGCCGTGCGAGAAGCACACTCTTTATAATCTGCATCAACAGTTCCCAAACCTGAAGTAACGACTTTATCAAAAAGCAAATCCTCCACTGCAGACTTAGCACCTACACTGGCAGGAAGTACATTAGTGAGATTAAAGTCATGCTTAAAGTTGTCTATAACACCGAGCGCAAGTGCCTCTTGCGAAATGGAAATCATACTATTGACTTCAACAGACTCAAGTCTTGCACTAAGTTGCAAGGCTTGTTCTATAGTTCTACAAGCACTAGCATATTGTGCCAGTAGCTGAAGACAACGCGGGTTTCCATTGCAAACGTAAACACTGCAGTCGACTGTTACAGGTTTAAGCATCAACTGTATATACTCAACTTGCACAGAAAAAGTGAAGTTGGTAGGTACAGAAATATTACCAGATATAACAGGACTAACAGGGTCTGCTGCAGCTCTCCTAGCCGTACTATTGGTTATGCTACCATCACTACATATACCTATACCAGCATAAGTAAGCACTGGTTGGTCACATGGCTGTGCACTATTACTTAGGTAGTAAAAGTTGTCAGCAACGACAGTAACATTAAAATCAATAGACACATTAGGAGTAGATGAAGCCATACCTACAATGGCATCGCTTATAACAGCAACCTGTGAAGAAAGTTGACATGGGTAAACATTATAAACTACACCAGTAGTTGAATTTTTATATGCCAACAAATTGCCTGCATTTGAAGTGTAATATAGGCCAGTAATAAACGTGTTGTTACTACGGGTGATAACACCACGACCTGTCATACCATAAATGGTGTACGTAGTACATGTGTCAAGGTAAACCTGACTCATGTCTGAAACACCAAGAGGTGGTATGTTAGACAGAGGGACTCCAATAATGTTGTCGCCTTCAGTATATGAGACATACAAAACCGCAATGGTATGCGGCAAACCATAAGGACCTTGTGTGACTATATTCATAGTACAGCCACCATTGGCTACTAATGAAAAACACAGTGAACCAAAAGTCAAATAGTTATTAAGTGTGTCAAAACTGAATGGGCAAGTACCAGTCTCTAAACCCAGATGTACACCTGCAGTGGTACCTGCATAAAAAGTGAATAACCTGGTAGTGAAACTGGCATAGTTAACGCAAATGCTTGTAACATTTGAGCTAACAGCTGAAGTCCAATCGTCTACAAAGGCAAGTTTGTAATACTTGGGAGCACATGTAGCGCACTCATAAAACCCGCCATCAGGTCTGGCCTGTTTATCATCATCAAAATAGAATGACACAAAGATTGTAAAATTGAGAAAATTGTGTGTCATAAGTCTGGGCAACCGCACAATAGTGCGTGGCAAAACTTCATCAACTGGTGAACTATAAGAGTAAAAACCATCGTCTAAGACAAATTTTAGTTGCTGGCACTTTACAACATTGAGAGGTGTGTTACAATAAAGCAACTGCTTTATATAAGTGTCTTCAATGTCAAGCATCACCTCTGTGTTTTTAACAAAGGCAACTGTCCAAAAATCACGATGGTCTGTAGAACTAATGTTAAAATTTACGCTCACCACATCATCAACAGTGAAAATTCTGTAGCCATTTAAGTACACATTACCAGTCTTGGTAATGACAAACTCTCTGACAACAGGTGGTAGCATACCCACAAAAGAAGTGGTAGTAGTACCAGCTGTTTCATTGATGTAAAATGTGGTAAAGCAATAATATGGTTGGTCAATGTGACCAAAAGGTATGACATATGGTGCCTGGTATGTCGATGAGTTGCTACAAGAGAATTTGAAGGTATTAGACAACGTTTTAAGTGTTATAACACCCTCTTTAGCAAATACGGCACTATCCGTAAAATTAAGTGAAAATCTCATAGCATCGGCCGTCTCGTTAGAGGCAAAGCCGTTACATCTAACATCACTGGTACCATTTCTGTCAAAGGTTATATCTGTAGCAGTGCCAAGTAAAGCTGGTATAGGCCACAAACATGTTAACAAAAGTGGTTGCAGACCAACCACTCTACTAGAGACAGGTGAAGAAGAATTTGTTAGATAAAACCAATTAGCAAAATTAAAGCTAGGTGGTATTTCACCATTCTCCATAGTAGCAAAAACATGCTGCGGGAAACCAGTGCAATTATCACAAAGCGTGTACTTTTGAATACCTGCAGCGACTGTAGTAACAATAACAGTCACAGGATTGTACACAACTTGGTGTGCGCATGCATAACCATTGGCACAACGAAGAGTAGCATAATCCCAACTCTCTGCACCTTCTACAATGAAACTAAACACACGATCTAACGTGTGTAATGTCACGCGTGAACCTGACCATGAAACGCCGACTATTTCATTGCCTTGGTGCTTAAAAACCATGGGAATTTGCTTATTAACAAAGCAGTCACGAGCTGTATGTCTATCGGGAGCAAAGTTGGTTTGTGCACTTGCATCCCACTTACAGATTCTAAATACAGCACGGCCTTCATTATTTTTCTGCCAAAAATAAAGGCCCCATTTCTCGGCGTAACTTGTCGACGACGACACGCCTATGGCAAAATCTAGCGCTGTACTATGATAAGAGACAAACAGTCCATGAGCATTTTTGTACTGCCAATAACCGTCACTGCAAGTCCAGTTCGACGGTATTGGCAAGTAACCAGTAACATAAGCATCATTTGTAGGAACTGGTAAACCCAATTTTAAGTACATAAAACGGTTTATAGTGTTAGAACACGTACCAGTATTAGCAGCACTCAAAAATGGAATAAAAACCAAGGCTACAATGACGTGCCACATTTTATTTAGTTGAAACTAAATGATTTGAAAAACCACAAAGTTTGTTATTATTACGGACCAAAAGTTTACCACTCTTTACAAGTCCTATTACCATGCTGTTAATATCACCATCTTTTAGTGACACAACCACGGTCGCTTTATGCTTGCAGGCAAACTTTGAAAGGTCCAAAACAGAGTTATATGACATGGTCATAATAGTTGAATTGCGCCAAAATATGTAATTGGCATGCATGGTATTACCATCGGTAACCGGTCGTTCACAAAAGTCACCAAGATAATTAACACCAATTAAAAATGCCTCAGAGGAAGACGTGTTAACGCTCGTACAAAACAACGTCCAAAACTCAAATTTCTGAATAATCTCATAAAGGCGCTTATTCCAACTATACTCTGTAATCTTAATGGCAACAGTGCCACCAAGAGATAATTTATTTAAAATGACGCCATTAATGTATGGGAAGAAACCTTCTTTTGACACATTTTCACCATCACACAACTTAGTGCGACCGTCATACATGTCTGAGATCACAAGATCAAATTTGTCCTCAAGGAACAAAGTGTTGCAATCTCCTGTATAACTGAAATCTGCATCACTAACATAATCATTAATATCATTATCAACCACAATGGCGTCAAGTGGCAACCAGCGCTTTAAGACACAAGTACCAGGTGCAACACCCTTGTCAGAACCTGCACCAAGGTGTAACACACGCATATTGTGTGGTACACACATAGTAGTGCTATTAAGGTACTGACACAGTTGGGTGTATTTAAGTGTGTTGAACATTATGCCATCAGGCAATTTCAAGCCTGCACCATAATTGTAAAGGTTACAAGTGTCCAAACACATGCGCTGTATTTTATAAAGTGAGGGCATTGAATATCCGCACTTCCACTCTGAAGACTGCAACTGTGGGTAAAATGTTTCAACGTGTGCATCCTTGCACCACAACATCCAACGCCAAATTTTGCAGTCAACTAAAACTTCATGAACCTTTGAAACAACTGAAAGGTCCAAACTCTTAAGTATTGTGACAAAATCATCCAACAACAAGTCCATATAGGTGCACACAACTTTACTACTAGGGTCATTTATGTATGTGACAGTGCAACACTTAAGTGTGCTGTCATCTGCACCACCGAAATCATTGACCTTAAGTATGCCTATTTGTGATAGACGTACTTGAGAAATTAGTAAATGTAGGCCACCAAGAGTTGTTTTGGAAACGTCACCATAAACAATATGTTCAAAATTGTAGTCTTCAAGACCATACTTGGAAATGAACAAACCAGTGTCCATAGCAAGAAAGTCTTTTTCCATCTGACTACGAGCCACAAAATCATTTGCATTACGCCCTTGAGTATAGTAGCCGTCATAGCGGTCTACAAAAGCACCATCCTTGCGTGTGTATATGTACCAAGTTACATTCTTTTCACGTGTTTCACCACCAACCACTTCCTTTGTAGTGCTAACAGCATTTCCATTCAAGTAACCAAAGTTAACCTTAATACAAGTCAACTTCTTAATACATGTAGTGGAATACAACACTGCATCTTTAGCCATTGTGAAACGCTCGAATGAACCTGGAATAGAATTATCATAACACACACATACATCCTGGTCAAAGTCAGTGTATGAACATACAGACTTGGTGTAGGGTGTAAGTGGACGCTCAGCCTCATAATCCCATAGCACATGTTTATATGTTGCTACAACACCCAAATTACGTAAAATCGTAAGTGGTGGGGTAAGGCCGAGTTTTCTCTTAGCGTAAAGTTCAAATGCAACATTAGTTGGAAGTGCGGTTTTATTTGTAAAAACCAGAGTGTCAGTCATACCGTCGCGTACCATGACACGGTCATTAACAACAGCGACGGGTAGTTCACCATCAGCACCAACAAAACCTCCCTTCTTAACAACATTAAAGGCTATGTTCTCCAACCCCTGTAAATTAGAAGTCGTAAAAGATTGCCATAAGTTGTAAACGTCAAAAGACGTAGGACACCAGATGGTAAAACCAGCCTGTGTGAAAGTGTTATAAGCCTCCACGTACTTCTTGTACATATCAGCGTGTTTACTACAAACAGCACCACCGATATTACATCGTGTGATACAATTGTTAGCACGCAGTGGAACATAATTTACATGTTCCTGGACTTTATCACAATCACTAGTGTCATAATAAAAGAAGGGCATAACCTTGAGCTTTGCAAATGCACGCTTGTCAAACGCTGGTGTGTGGAATGCATGATTGTTAACATACAAAGAACCACCATTACAACCCTCTAAGTTGAGAGCTGACTTACAGCGTGTGTCAAACCGGCAAACAATGCTAAACTCAGGGTACATATCAACGTTACAGTTCCAGAATAGGCACAAACCATTCATTTGACCATGAGTTATGTAGTCGTACTCCAGACATCTGACATTGGAATTAAGAGGTTGCTTATCGTAGCAATACCACGGTTTACTGGTAACAGCACAGCGTATACCTTTAGGATTGCCAACATCATGAATTGCAACTGGATCATATACGACAAGAGCAGCTCTCATAATGTGTGATTGAACAACACGACCGCTCTTGTTAACTACACTCTCATTGCAAATAAATGGATAGGTAATAGACCAATCAACATTCTTTACAAAGCAATCGTAAACTGCAAGGCACCGTGTCATAATAGCATCACCGGACGCTACATGCTCGTTGCGATGCACATTACAATGCTCATGGTGGTTCAGACTAAGTGATCCTGTGTAGCCCCACTGCTGTATGTCTATAGCAAAGGGGTTATACAGGTAATCACAGCCTGTTGCATGGTTGAAACAATAGAACGAGTGTGTCGCACTATTGTAACAACGAGCATCCTTACCACAATAGCAATGTTGAGCTATACCTATCTTGACAAAGTACCTCATAGTTGTTAACTCCAAACCACCTGCCCATAAAACAAAGACCACGACGTCTGATAAACCCTTCAGACTATCGCAAACCATTTGTACTATGCGGCGGCGAACAACATTCCATGGTTGACCCTTGCGAATAAGAGGAACCAAATGTGTAAATTGCTCACCTGGTGGTGCACGGGCTCTAACAGGTTTAATAAAGTCGCCAACTTCAGTAGAGACACACCCCTCTGGCTGTACGACAAAGTCAATACCGTTAGAGAAACCAACTTGTAGTGGAACATTGGTGCCGACATTGTCACCGCAAACATGAGCTCCTTCGACATCCATCCCTATCCAACCTCTAACATGTCTCATGGCAAAGTCACGAGTACAGAAGAGTGTGTGGTAATTAGGAACGTTCACGTCAAAGCGGAAGCCCATAAAAGAAATAACGTGCTCATAACGAACACAATCACGAGGTGCACCAATAGCAACTGCCAATTCCTGACTAGTCTTAAAACTGTCAGAAAGTGCCATATAAGTAGGTGCGTATGCGGGACTAAGAATGACCTCATTGCGTATGCAGTTCTTAAAAAGTCCACAACCATTATCAGCTTGTAAATCTGACAACTTAACCTCAAAGAATTTGAGTGAGTCATACAGAGTTCTATCACACATGACACAGAAAATACCTTTCTTAGCACGCGTTATAGCAACGTTAAATCTATTAACATTGCATGCATGCAGTGTGTCTGATGTCTGTGTGTAAATAACATAGTCATATTCGCTGCCTTGAGACGAGTCCACGGTTTGTATCTGCAAACCTAACACTCTGGCTGCTACATAATTCTGACTATTATAAGGTGAAATAAAAACTGCATTGGACCAAGTAGGATTCTTAGCAAGAAACATCTTAACGACATCAAGCTGTCTCCTATTAATACTAGAGCCATTATCAACATGGACGTTACCACGTTCAAAAAGCTTAAAACACTGTTTGCTCTCAGCATTAACAGGCTTGAACTTATTTTCATAAACAAGCTCTGAAACAGTGTTAACAATCTCAGCAGGACATCTAAAGCATCTATGCAAAAAGATGTCAGGACCCACGCTACACATACGTTGTGTAACAACATTGTAGTCAGCAGGTTCAAGTACACCCTTAGTAATCATAGTACGAGGTGCCGGTAATTGCTGAGGATCTCCGACATAGACAATATGTCTATAGGAGATACGACTGTTGATAATGGAGAGGTCATAATTGGTGCACATAGAGACTTCGTCAACAACAACTATGTCAACGTTACACTCTGGCAATGCATTAACAGTAGAAAAGATGTACTGTGCACTATTATTGTTGGCTTTAAAACCATTGAAACAATCCACACGCGCTCTAGCAGGAATTATGCGACTACACCTATCACGTGCATATGCAGTAAATGCTTTAACACAAAGGGAGTCAACAGCTGCATGTGAACAAGCAGTAAATGCTATGCGCGCACCAGGAAAGTACAACCCTAAGCCTATAACGCAATGAGACTTACCACTACCAGGAGGACCCTGTATAGTGGTAATACGCTGTTTGCCTATGAGTTGATAATATGGCACCAATTGCGCATAAGCTTCAGCTATATTAAATGCAGGATGCAACTTAAATATAGATGAGTATCGCTCTTGATTGGCAATAGTTGGTGCTCTCAATGGTGCTACATTATGTGATGTTAGGACAAAAAGCATGCCTGGACATAATTTGCTAGTGGATGTAGATTTATAAATAACAGTGTCGGAATCGTAGTCTGCCTTTTCAAAAGTAAACTCGCCGACCTGATACTTAGAATCTTTTGAAATCTGAAAACACGTGAAAACAGAGTTCCTGTTGAGAGGTGGTTTAACCTTACCAGGTTCCCAGCTAAGTAGCAATTCTTTAGGACCAATAATCTCCTTAAGAGTTGCACTAGCATACTGGGATTTTACACTCTCCTCACGAGCTTTTACAGTTTCAGCAGCAAACAACCTAAGGCTGTCCTTTGCAGAATTTGCAAGCTTGTAATCCTTAACATCAGTCCAATCAGACATGGCTAACTGATTAAAAACCTCTACATCTGGCGAACCAGTTGCAGCGCTTTTATACAAACCAAAAACATTACCACCCGAACAGAGGGGGAATGCAAGTTGTGGTCTGTGTTCAGTACACCAGTAACTAAGTCCACCAAGCCATAACTTTGTAACATCATTGACCGTACAACCGGAGTTGTTACAGACATAAGGTGTCACAGACAAGATGAACTTATGTGTAGTGCCAACAACATGATCATATGCACACTTAGTACACAACATAGGACGACGTATGCAATCACCACAACGAAGCACAGTTTGAGAGCCACAAACAACACACAAACCTGCAGCCTGTAAAATTGTTGACTTCTCATATAAACCGGCATAAAAAGACTCATCCCAAAATTTGGCAGCAGAGTCTTCCAACATCGTTATGGAAAATGCATCCAGGATGCCTGCGTGTAACGTCTTATTAAGATGCTTTACCCAATCTAAGAGAGCGTAGAAAACCTTACGGTATTCTGGATTCTCATGCTTGGACAAGGGGTATGCATCAATAGCCAATGACACATAACGCTCCATCAAAATGACGGGGTCTGTCTTGACAATATCATCGACAAAAACACCAGCGGACAAAATCCTAGATGGATCTGGGTATGGTAGATAATACTTACCATTCTCATCCACTATTTGCATTGTATGCTGTGAACAAAACTCATGAGGTCCCTTATTAATGTCTGGTTCAACCCAGCATTTGGACGTACTCATGAAGACATTGTTCTGGTAATACAAAGTGGCTTTAAAGGCACTAATATCGGCAACATAGCCAAGTGCAGCATACTCACTATTATAACAGACAACACCATCGTCTGACAATATCATCAAAGAAAAGTGCTTTCTAAGATAATTGTAATACTCCGTAACAAAATCATCATCGACATGAGAAGACCTATAACAACAGTCGTACAAACGACGCTGCAGGGCCTTCACACCAAGATTGTTACAGTTATTACTGTCAACACTAAGAAGTCTGTTAATGTTTGCGCTAGTAGCCTGAAAGATGTTAAAAACAGAATTTGCATAGGCTGTAGTAGCATCACCAGAAGTTGTACCACCAGGCTTCATATAGAAACCACCATTGGAGTAAACAACCTCTGTGAGCACTTGAGCCAACTCATTGCATAATCTGTAATAACGATCTGTAGAGCTACAGCATGTGGTGTGCTTAGAACCCAGAATCATTGCAGAAATCATTCTAATCATATTTGGTAGAGCACGGTCACACTTAGGATAGTCCCAACCCATAAGGTGTGGATTTTCAACACCAGATATAAGGTTGTTCAACATATTGTCCCAACCGCCATAAAACTTTGTAGTACCAATAACAACAGCAGCATTGCGTGTGTTAACAATGGATTTCAAGTGCTTTTGGTGGTACTGTCTTGTAGTCATAGTAGATAATAGTGACACACCTCCTACTGTACGTGCGCGTTCCTTACCACTAATGGCATACTTAAGATTAAGCTGTGTCATAGTGGGCAGGATATTGCGCTTGGTGACAGCATAGAGTTGGTCTTGTTCTTCATATGACAAAGAGTCGTAGTACAAACCTGCTTTACCAAACTTGTTAAGAGGCCACCCAGCGCTCTTATTAAGATTGGTAACTACCACTTCTTTAGCAGTAATGCAGCCACCCTCATAGCAATCAAAATAGCGTGAGACAATTTTGTATGTGACACGTGCTTGGCATATATCCAGCATAGTTGGTCTGTTATAACGATAAAAATCGAAGTCTTTGACAGCTGCATCATCCTTCTGAGCAAAGAAGAAATGCTTAAGTGTCAACTCCGAGCCCTCACTAAAGAAACCCTGCTTTAAGAGAAAGTCATAAAAGTCCTTATTAAAATGACCTGGTTTCACAACTTGTTGTGTCATACCAGTACTTAAAGCAGCAACAGAGAAACAAACAGTTCTCTGATCAACCAATGCTGGAGATGAAGCGACTATAAGTGATGGATCTGTAACAAACATCAGTAGGTCGTTAATATTCAACCTAGAAGAATGTGTGTTAACGTCCTTGTTCCAAACTATACCAAGTTGCTTAAAATGGTAGCCAGCTGTTGCCACAAGGGGTACACCATCAATGTAAACCTTGCGACACAATGGACCAAAAGCAGTACCTGGTATAGTAGTAGCAAATAAAGTGTTAAAATTAGCACAATGGACAACACACATATCATCATAACAGTCACAGCAGTTAGGGTGATAGTCCTGGTCCCAATACTTGAAATATTTCTTGAAAAGTCTTTCCTTATGCTCTGTAAAGTCATACTCTAACAGATCATAAGTTTTAAAATCTTCACCGAAGATAGAACTCTTCATGAAACACTCTGAGGCCAGACAATTTGTCACACCCATGACAGGCATCATATATGAATAATATGACGTACAACAGGGTACACCCATTCCTGGTGCTGTTTTACAAAAGTCGCCAAAATCATAAAAATCACCATTCAAATCTTGGTTATCAAGTGTCAAAATGCCCACGATACCCTTTTCAACCATGGCATCACATAGGCGAACACATTTGAGCATAGCGTTTGCCACAATGACACCTAACTGTGCATAGACCTTATGTATGTGCTCATTTTCAACAGGGTCATACCAACACTTATTATCAAAATAAGCCTCAGAACAACAACCTGTGAGAACGAGTATTTCCTTTAAGGTATCACAGTTACGTTCATCAAAGTTACGTAGGGCATAACACAGATCCATCATAGTATACTTTGTAAGATTTTGCCTACTAATATTGCCATACACAGCACGTCCTTCTTTCCATGTGAAAAAGTCATGAGGTGCCAGTGCATTACAATGCTTAAGTTCGTCATATATGGACTGCTCATGTTCCATGACGGACTTAGTACAACGCTTTACAACAAAGAATGCATCATGCTTATCAGCATTCCTAAAGCGAACACAGTTCACCTTAAGAAATTTGCCAATACATGCAACGTCTTTGTTGTAAACATCAAAAGCACGAACACATCTATCGATGTCAGTGCCATTTAGGGGCTCTAGTCGAGCATCACTAGAGCCCCGCACTCGTTTAAATAACCATTGTCAAAGCTCTGCATACTAGTACGCTCGCATTGACAACCATTATTCAACCAGCAAGCACAGACTTTACAAACAGTGTTCTCAAGGCAATATCTAATAGGATCTAAAGTGCCTAATGGTACTTGGACATATTTACCTTTCAGACGACAAAACCCGTCCATACTAGGATGGTCAACATGAGCTCTACAATAGAGACATACAGAAGCACCACCATAAGTATCCTGACTTGTATTAGATTCCACACCATTGGTTATAGCCTGGCCATTACCAGAACCATTGGATAGCATCTTAATACAATTACCGACAGGTTTAACACCGCCCTTAACAGCATCCAAGTAACACTTTGCAGGGTCGACGGCAAAAGCACACATAGTCAAAAGAGAACTATTAGCAGCCTGCTCTGTTTGTTTGCCAGCTTGAAGTCTGACAGTGGCACCAATAAAACCAAGAACAGCACCTCGCCTTAACGTGTTAAGGTTTTTAACGAAGTACAAGTACTTAATTTGTGTACCACTACCAGTCTCAACGGCAAACCTACGAGGCTCTTCAAGTTCAATAACATTACAGCCACCGTCGAATTCCCAACGAACGACCTTTAAATCTGGTTTGTCAGCCAAAAATGCATACATAAATGTCTTACCACCCTCATTATTGTAAAGTGCAATACCTTCAGAACTAAAACCATCACCATCAGCCTTAACAGCTTGCTGTTTAAGCTTACCACTGGGAATGATTTCATTATTCTGCAGTTTTACGACACGTTCACAATTAATAGAGAGTGGCCAACTAAGAGTTTCCTCATTAGCTTTGACAATTTCCTTCTGATGGACAGTCTTACCATCATTATCTTTGACTTCAACTATGTTCCAAACAACACCAGCATAATGCAAACACTGACCAAAAATAATCTTTGCATATGCCTCGTGGTCTGGACACACAACACACAATCTAGTAGCAGAAGTGGCAGGGATAATAGAAAGTGGTACAACTCCATTCTTAGCCAAATTTAGTATGGTGTCAACACTAGACATGTCCAGCTTGCGCAACATACCAAACAGCAACGCATGCATTGAGCTGATGATCTTAGACTTGCGATTTTCAGCGCGTGCCTCCTTGTACATCTGCGCTGCAGCATTTTCCGCCATGCGTTCAATTTTGCGTTGAACAGACACTTCGCGGTCATACTCTGCCTTTGCAAGATGCATAGCACGACGCATTTGTTTGATAATCTGAGGAGAAGAGCCATTATTAACAGCCTCCTCATAATTCTGACGTGCACTCTCGTAGGCAACAAATGATGGCAAGTTGACGTATGTATTAGCCACACTCTGCAGCATACTATTACTGTCAAAGTATGAATCAACAAGTCCATCAATGCCAAATGCCTGTTGTTTGCTTAAAAAGAATGCCAACAATGCTAACAGCATTTCATGTGCCTTCTCAGGGTCATCACAAAGATTGATTTTATTATGTAATGTTACACAATACTCCCAATCTTTGGAATTGCTAGCAATATTCATACTAGACAAACAACCAAGAAGCACAACATTAGCACATTTAAGATCTGTCAATTTAGACTGCACGGTAGAAATTCTAATAGTACGCTGACCACCAACACCCACTAACCGCAGAGAGAGAGCCAATGAGTCGAATGGGCCACGCGGTGCACTAAGATTATTAGCAACCATGTATTTAAATTCAGCAGGACTCACTTTAAAATCATACTCACCAAGAGTAAATTTAAAGAACCTGTTAAACCAATACAAGAAGCCCCAGTACACACAAGTAAAGTAGCCAAGTGCCAAATACACAAACACTATAACTTTTGGTGTGCCAAAAACTGTTGCAATTATAGGACTAGTGTAAGGTGCAATACGAATGGCTAGTTTATAACAAACAGCGCCAACGTACCACTCGCTAGAAAGCGAACACAGAACCATAATAGCACAATACATAGGGTCACCACCAAGTAAGTAAGTGTAAGCGCTTACAACAAGAGAAGATAAGTAAGCAATAGCATTATTACCAGTACTCACAAACCTATACGTGTGTAAGAACATAACAAAAAGACACATGGCAATATTAAGAAGGCCCTGAATGTCCAAACTAAATAAAGATGCTGTGTAATCAAAATATTGGACAAGTAACTGCGTAACAAAATAATCCCAAAAGAAATTATTTGCAGCAATCACAACAATAGAAGGCAACAAAAATGTTTGCAAAAACATCATTTTGTGCTTAATCAGACCAGACAGCATCAAAGATACAAGACCTAAACAAAGCAGTATAGGCGTCACTACTGCTGGATGCACCCACATAACAGAAGAATACATCAAAAATTCACCCCAGAACATAGCAAAGAATCCACCTACAAGCAACAATGACTTGCAGCATGAAACCTTCTTACTGCTCTGCAAGTTAACACCAAACATTTGTTTAACAACCTCACTCAAAGTGAAGTCGTCCGTAAGTGCAGAATAACCCAAAACATTACGACCACCAAAACCATTAGCGTGTTTTTGAATAGAACTTAAAATGCGCTCTACCTCAACACCAGTCTTAGCAGCAAGAATTGAGTAACCATCAGCACTCTGTAATGGTGTATAACCTGAAACAGATGCCCATTCATTAAAAGCTTCCACGGTAATACGTGATGGACTTAACCACCAAGTAATACCATTGAGTAAAGCACCATAAAGAAAAGCAACCACATTGTCTGTTACTAAATTCGCAGACCCTTCAATTTGAAGTGTAGGTTGGTCTTCGTAGTTACCATAGATCTTGCCATCGAAAGATGAGCCCACATGGCAACCACTACCTAACTCTATTTGGTGCATATAAACAAACTCAACTGTTCCATTAACGATATTGTAGCCAGGTGAGCCACAAGCACCATTAATGAAAGAGCCTTTAATTGTATGATTAGTTCTGAGGTTTACACTGTAAACACCAGCTGGAGTGCCATCATAACAGGCCAGAATATTAAACATCTCACCAGGTTTCACAGTTCTAAAACTATGTACTGGTGTATGCACATTACTCTGGTTAACCTTAATATGTAAATTAGCACCATGCATTGTAGCACTAACAACACCCAAATAGATGTTACCAGCTGAAATGCTAAAGTTATGCAAACGCATAACAGTGTAAGCATGGTCATAGTCAATAACAGCATTTGTGTTAGACGCTATTATATGACGAGGACAGTACACAGTGTCTCCTAACCACAAACCGTTCAGGACGGTACTATTGTAAGAAACTCTGACTACACAAGGTTCAACAATACCTGACGGTTGTGCCATCTTCTTGAGACCTGATTGTAGAGTAGAGTTAAAACTAACTGTGGGTGGGGTATAAAGTACATCTCTTTGATCTTTGCCAAATGACATCATAGCATGGGCTAAGTGTGCATAACACGCAAGTCTGTAATCAACTTCACCTGGTGAACCGCTGTAATACTTGTATTTCATATAGCTAGCAGCATACTGACGAAGTCTTTCTGCTGGAATGCTATTAACAAGTTTCTCGTATGTACGCATATCGAGCACAAACGTACCAGCGGCAGCACTCTCAAAGTTGCCAATAAAGTTACCATCCTCAAACAATTGAGTTGAAACTTTAAGTTTTAGCAAATTGGGAACAAGTTCAAGAACCAAGGCTCCCACATACATGAGCATAAGCCACCAAGGTGCCAAAAAGTAATAAGACACAACATAGCCAATATGCCAAATCCACTCATAACGGAAACTACGAGTGGTAAGATAATAAAGCAAAGAAAATGTGTACAAACCCAAATAATTCTGTGTAACAAAATAAGACAAATTACAGACCAAAGCTGTAATAATAACGGTGAAAACACCAAAAGACATATCACCAAAGACACGTTTGAATTTGGTGATAATAAAACATGCCATAATTGCAAGACCTGCAACAATAACATTAAACATCATTTGACCTGACAACGCTGCTGTACTAAAGTCTGTATTAAAGACTCTAAAGACATTGTACAGAAGCTGTAACAAACTAGCACCACAAACAAAATCAGAGCCAGATTCTGCATTGTACACAAGCCACCTATCAGCTCCTATACAAATGCCAGCCTTAGATTCTGTGCACTCACCAACACGGCAGTAAGTGGTGTCTAGCGTACGTACAGTTCGCATGCCAAAGCCCCTAGCGAGAACCTCTGGCAATTTCACAAAATTGTCATTGTCAAATTTGTAATGTGCATTAGGTTGCAAATCACTGTACAATTTAGCACCCTCTACAATACCGTCTTTGTAGCAATAAGTAGAAATACCACCAAGACCCTCTAACACTGTACAAGCAGAAATAAAAATGCAGCTAGCCGCACTTACAACACCGCTAGTGTCATAGCAAAGGTTTGTGTTGCCAAAGACGGATTTAACAGTAAAAACTAAAGTTTGGCCTACAAGGTGAACATCTGCTGGAACACCAGGCAGTGTACGACCGTTATCACCAACACCTACAATTACTGGACAAGCCTTACCAGTTGAAGGAGTGTTACCAAACTTTTGGAAATGCCATTCCATAAAATTGTCAAAGACATTGTGCACACATGTAAGACCATGACTAAACTCTTGGAGCTGGCCATGCTCTATGTACTTAAAATCATATCCTGGAAAACTACCAACCATAGTACCAAATGTAATATAGCTAGTAGCATAGTATAATGCCAGAATGAAAGCGCAAAGACCCCAAAGGAACCACAAAGATTTCTTGGGACCAGCACCCTTCTTGCTCATCATACTAACAACAGGGACACTACACTGTGCGGCATTATCATTAAGTGTAAGTATAAAGTTAAGCCCTTTTACCTTGGACGTTTTAACAATGTACTTACGACCCTCTGCTGACAACGCCTGAAAATCTTTAGCAAGCCACACAATAGAAAGCTTTTCTTTGACTATAACATTATGATTAACTATCTTAGCACCTGCACGCACACACTGGGCGCAGTCAAATGCTGACAATTTTTCTTCAGGCTTAGCATAACTAGTGATAAAATTATTAAAGGAAACCTCACTCAACAGCACATCATAACGGTGTGCGTTGGTAACGGCTGCCAAAAACTCATCATCACTAACATCCAAACCTATGCGCTCCTTGCATTCTGACATAGTATTACAGTCAGCAAGATCAACACTAAAGCTATTTTGCAATACCTCCACAAAAGCCTTGTGCAAAGCGCCATTAAAATCAACATTTAGAGAAGATAGCAATTGTGCGTCAACGAGTTTAATAGGTCTACACATAAGTTGACTAAGGTATACACAAGCATTACGAACCTGTGTAACATTAGTACCAGTATTATTGTAGACAATAAAATCGTCAACGGTGTTACAGTTTTTAAGCACTTCCTTACAGCTAAATTTACTCTCAGTAATGTCATAGTTATAGCGCCAAAATGTGTCACCACTGTACAACCTATAAAACCCGTTTGAAAAATCAACACGGTCTATTTCAATATAAGCTGGACCTGTAGGACGCACTGACGTCTTAACTACATTACTAAGCTCTCTAGCAACGTGATCATTGATAAAAGTAGAGTTATTACCATATGACCCACAATCAACACAAAAGAAGTTATGCTTAGTGCAGAACTTAGTACCACCATTAGCTGTAACATAAAATGACTTGTTAGCACCATTAACAACAGTTGTCATGGGAACACGCCTAAGACGAGCACTCTTGGAACAGGCGATGCAACTTGGACTGTCACAACCCATTATGACATGTTTCAAAAACAGAAGACCCTTTACGGCACAAAAGATTGCCAGGATTTCATCACAGAACACATCAAAAGGGATAATGTGAACAACCCAAAAATAGTCTTGAAATCCAAAATAAACGCCAAATGTGTTGACATATTGTGCCAAGACATAAAGCATCATGAATTTAACATAGACACCGCCAAACAAAAACAACAAAAATGCTACAACCGAAGGGTAAACCTTAAGCGCAAATGGCACAGTTATGTAATCCCATTTAACATTAAGATGACTGAAATCTGACAGTTGATCAAATCCGTGAAGACAAGCGTCACAAACAAGACCGCCGTTACAGAAATCTTTCTTAACAAAAGTGGAATTAGCATAACCAGCAACATAACCATCACAGAAATACTTGTTAAGGAAACTAAAGCGTATCAACATGAAACATGCCGCAAATAACGCAAAAAGCAGCAGTAGAATTTTAAACAACATTATAATGCACCAGCTGCGAGTCTGCCAAAACTTAAATGCAGCTTTACAATTATACTTTAGACTACGAGTCAGTATAATACCTGTACGTTGCGGTGCTTGTGCCAATACTTTAACATCGCGCTTTTTCAAGGCCTTATAACCGACAAACAACAAGCTAAAGAAAATCGAAAAGAAACTGGCGAGATTACGCAATATAAAATCGCCAAAATCAAAGAACTTCTTAGCACCGTTGTCCAAGTCTGTCATAACACGATCAAGCTTGATCTTTTTAGGCATAGAACAAACGTAGCCCCCTTTTACAACTACTGCTGAAATTGTCAACGTGTCAAAGTCATATGGCAAACACTTATTACCATCAAAAACTTGACCAGTAGCTCTGTCGTATACAAGATAATGTCCACCACTAATGGGCCCTGTAAATGCAACATAAGCCTCACCCATAAGGATTTCAGAACTTTTGTAGCATTTTGGCTGCTCACAAGTAGTAATAATGACATCACCTTTAACATGCTTAACACGCAACACATAGTCTACACCATGTGCACAACAAACGCCATCATCAGAACCGTCTCTACTCAAACTAGCAGAAACGACACTCGCATTTATGGTGCGTTCCGTGCTATTGCATGTGGGACAGTCTACATGTCGCTCTAGAACAACAGTTCCACTAGCGACTATATATTTATCCAACAAATTAAGCAAGTTTTCAGTATCACCTAAATCACCCTTACGCGAACGCGTAATATGGTAAAGAAAGTGAACAAACTCACCACAATCACCTGTAACATACTTATTCCATGCGGCCTCCAAACCTGGAAATTTAAACTTGGGTTTCAATTGCTGTAGTGCTAGACAAGCAGCATTGATCCAACAATTGTTATCTGTCTGTGCCAATGCTCTCTTGCCCATCACCATATCGCTATCGAAAGCAAAAGGTGTATGGTCAAAAGTAGCAAAAGCAGCAGCATCAGAAAAACCATAATGTGAAACCCAATCAACAGCAGGTGCAACAACCAACATCTTAGTTTCATCTAAGACTGCGGGCTTCGTAGCTGAGATGTCACTGTCTGCTACAGTAACTGAACCCAACTGCTCACCATAAGTCTTAGCATTTGAAACAATGACAGTGTTAACATTAACACCATCCTCTGTGGTTTGAACCTTATACTGCGCTAGAGAAAAACAATCATCAACAGTGCTTTTAGCACTATCATGAACCAAAAATGCGTAATTTGAAGGAAAGGTTTTTAATGCCATTTGCAAGACCTGTTTAATAGGTGTTGTACAAATGACCCTACCCTCCAACTTCGAAACTTTGCGTAAGGTCCTCGTAACGTTCTTCTCAAAACCAGGTGTGTTAATTGCAGGAACCACAGCCATATATATGGTCGGGTTGCAATCAAACTTCATAGCATTACCAGAAGGTATAGCTATATTTTCGGCCAAACACTCCTTAATAGATGTTAAAAGTTTACCACTCAGATGTTCATCTATTTCAACACCGACGTCTGTCAAAGACAACTTACCATCGGTAAATACAACAACTGAACTAACATCAGTGGCAAGAATGTCTGCAACAGAACAGTCATAAAAATTGAATTTACCTTCAACTCTATATGGCTGCACTTCAATTTTAGCAGGCACTTCATCTTGAACCTTTAAACTATCTAAATAAGCCACAACCTTGGCTTCTTCATCAGGAGTGTAAACAAAACAGCAAGTCCTAACATCATTACAAGTATCTAGCAACATCTTTAGCGACTCCTCTAAAGGAACACCGAAAATGCCACAACTCAATAATGGTGTCAAAGGTGTGCCACCTTGCTTATAAATAGTCTCATAAGCAAAGCGAAGTAGCTTTTGCCAGCTCTTACCACCCTTTTTAGGACCAACCACATTAAGCACATCAAAAGAGTCACACTTGATCATAGCACCATTGCCTGTACGAACACGACCATGACTTTTGACATATGCCTTAGACAAAAGTTGCAACTGTCCTTTTGTGTAATCATCAATTGCTTTTGCAACACCACCACCATGACTCAAGTTCTCATTTGCCGCATTGACAACAAAATCATAATCCAGATTAACGAGTTCAGAAAACTCTGCTCTGTAAAATGATACACTGCCATGCACTCTAAAGGGGTTGAGTTCCACTTTAACTGGCGGTGTGGGGGCTACATAATTAGCATTAACTACAAGACAGTTGGTAACAGGTGCTTTATAATTCAAAGGTGTTATACCAGAACCATCAACAGCCTTACCATGAACAAAGTCATTGGTTCTATAATGGCCGCCATTCTGTTTGCCTACATATGTAGCAGTGGCTGCAATAGAACACAACGCCTTCTTAACATCAAAATGTGCTGGTTCTTGACAAAAGAAACCAGTACCATTGATGCCCATTATAGTGTGCATAGCAACTTGCTTACAGTTGCTACAAACACCATAGGGAAATGCGTCAGCCACAGGCATAAAATGAAACACACAACCTTCAAGAACTTTAACAGAGGTGCCACAATCACATGCAACATTACATGTCACCTTAAGTGTTTTGACATCCTTACACAAACGTTCCAAAAGCTGTGTTGTATCACCCAAACTGCCCTTAACAGCTCCCACAGATTCATAACAACGTTTGACAAAGTGCTTAACACTACCCACTTTAAAAAGCGAGTAGTCGTCTGCTTCATAGCAATCAGCAAGTTGTAATTGATATGTAGCACATGTCAACCAACAGTTATTAGCAACCTGTTTTAGCACACGAATTCCATTAAAGACTGTAGATGGGTAGTCAAACATAGACTTTTCAACAACTGGCTTAACAACCTCAGGTTTCATATATGCCAGTGCTTCTTCAACTTCCTTCTGTGGATCACTAGCTGTCTGAACAACAACTGTACGAGAAAGCGCCTTGTGAACTGCAACACCAGTATCAACAGCATTACATGTTGTAATACTAATATCTGTAGTCTCACAAAATTGCATATCCATAGTACAATCATCACCAAAACAGACATCCACAGCTTCACAAACACTGGCGACTGCATCTTCTGCGTTGCAGGGCCATTGTGAAATCATAACTGGCAGGTCCAAATCATTACCACCCTCTTCATCATAAATATAGTACTCTGGTACCTCAATATGATCAGAGAGTGCTTTCATAGCAATGTCTATCATTTCACACAGATCACTCCAGTCGCCCTCAAAGCTAATGCGCTTACCAATAGCTTGTTTGCAGGCCTCAGCAATAACATCATTCTCAAACTCAAAAATAAGTTTGACGTTATTGCGTGCTGGAATTTCTTTGATTTCATCCTCACCAAAGGTTACTCTGTCACCACCACCAAGCTTATAACAAAGTGGTATGACACCATTGTCACCATACGGATAAAATCTGTCACCATCCATGTACCATGCATAGTCATCGCAAATACGCAAGACACCACCAGCACAAGGTTCCACATAGTCTGTTTCTAGAAGTTCCATATCACTAGCAAGTTCAACCGCTGTGGGCTTTAGAAGATGGACACCACCCTCAAAAACATTAAACTCAGCTGCACCCTCTTCACATGGAACATCTAAAGATTTTGCACTGCAACGCTTAACAGCATGCAAAACACCATTCAATGCAACTGCCGGTGTTTCAAAGGCATAGTAAGACAGCTTAACACCAGCTAACACTACAACTTGCCTAACACTAGCAGCAAAGTCATTGTACATTGTCAGAAGAGTGTTTAAAATTTTCCTGTAGCGTTTTGCACATGTGCCAACAAAACCATTAAGTCCAAACTGAATCTTGAGGTTCTTCAGAAAGTCTGTAACACCATCGAAGACGGACACAACTTTACGCCAAATTGCACCGCCATCAACCTGCACAAACAATGAAGGACACTCAACAGCACCAGCAAGAGTTTCACCAGAGGCAGCTTTAAAAACAGGTTCTTCTAAGACACAATCACTGTCAGCCATAAGCCTATAGTAACCGTCATTAACGAAGAACGCCACACCATCAACAAGTGCAACATAACCTTCACGGTTAAATGGCACTTTGTCAGTAATAGGCGTAAGTTTTACATTAACAACCTCAACACGTGTCGTCTTGACATTTTGTGTAGGACCAATCACTACACTTGCATATAATGCGTTCTTAACACCAGCTTGTTTAAGACCACTCACCTTTACACTCTGCAGCTTAACAATGGCATTGTCAAACAGCAAGTAATCAAAAGCAGCCCTAACAGCCTTACCTGCAATAGTGACAGTGTTAGCACAGGCATCAAAGATTCCTTCCAAAGCAGACTTGAAAACGTCAAAAACGCTCTCAAAAACTGATGGAATGTCTGCAATAAGTTTAAGCTTACCATCAACAACTGTAAGAACTGCTGTTGTCAAACTCTTAACAAAAGCCACAAGGTCTGATGACAAAAGAGAACTCTCCTTAAGAGCATCGCACAGCAAAGACCATGCAGTCTCACAGAGTTTTCCCAGTTTTCTAACAAACCAAGGCTTCTGTTCAAGCACAGCATCCACAAAATTATAAACACAGCTGTTGACATCAACAACACCAGCAATGACAGCATTAGTCACATCGTCATTGGTAAAACCACTGAGGACAGACAGTTTAAGAGCTTTAAAAAGCCGGGTATTGGATGTGTAAGCACATGCATCAAGACTATAGGTGTGAAGCTGTTCATCAAACGTAGGTGATGCCACAAAACCATTAAAGGCTTGAACACCAACAGCACGCCAGCAGCTAACACCTTCCCAGTCACCAACATATTGCAAAGTCAGACCATTAAAATAACGCACACCATCACCAGCATTAGCGCTAGTGACAACGATGTCACCTGGCTTGACATCTCCAACAACTACAGTTATGGGTTCAAGTCGCTTACCACAGCACAGAGAGCGAAAACCAATTTTCCAGTCACCGACAGTGTAAGAGCTGAGACCACAGCTGCAAGACACAATGGCATGGAAAAATGCTGGTTTAGTCAGAATGTCAACAAGAGTATTACCATTCTGAACTGCTGGAACACCACATGCATCGTAGAGCTTTTTAAAGCCCTCGGAAAGCACTACACTCTTCTTGTATTTAACACCAGAAGCGACGTTTAAAACGGCGCCATTCTGAAGTGCATGATCAACATCGAGCAGATACTCGATTGAAAAGATAGAAGTGACATTCTGCTGCTCATATGGAACATCAGCACGCTGAACGTTCCAAGCATGAACATAAGTAATGCCACAAAGAGTGATCTCATCACAATCCTCACCGAAGTGATCAGTGTAAGACCACATACTCTCCTGTACTACTGGTGTGCCATCAGCGCCACAAAGGTAGTTATCGACGTAGATTGGCGGAGCACCACCTCTACGACCGAGAACAACGTCGAATGACTCAAGCACGTAGTTACAGTTAGAGAAAATCAGCCAACCACGGATGTTACTAGGAGTAGCTGAAAACAGGTCCAAAAAGGCATAAAGAGTGTGATCACCAGTGAGAACCATAACATAATCGTCATCGTTCACACCAACAACACAATCCTGAAGACCAAATGGAACAAAACGACAACCAGAAAACCCATCAGCTGCGGCCACGCTATAAGCTGTGACGGCATCTCCAATAGACTGGTAGCCATAACCATTTATTTCCACATCACTTGCCACTGCAAGTGTGTACTGACTGCAAGCCATTGCTTATGTTAGTGGTTTCAACAGCGACGGAACACTGTATCCACACACCTCCACTGACGGAACAGTAGAGGGTCCAGGCACACTGTGATCTGTAGTGACGGAACACTACGGCAGGGAGTGTACGAGGCACACTACTTTTAAGCAAAATGGGGCAGCCTAACCGAAATATTGGCAAGCACCCTTTGGCATTTAGGAAAACCCAAACGCCAAAAGATGAAAATTTCGTTTAGTTGAGTTGAGTAGACGCAAGGTCTAGAAAGAGTATGAACTATCCGTAGATAGAATATACTTTTAAGTC